GGATAACGTAAAGGATTTGGATGACGATGTTCCGTTCTGAACTACAGGCCAAAACACGCCCAGAATTGCCAACCCGCTCTAGGAATATTCCGCCACCATCTGAATATCTGGAGCATCGCTATAGGCAGAGCAACCAGGCAATCGCGGATAGTTCTGCTGCATTGCTGAAGGCGCAGCTAAAGGCTGGTCATCATACGCTAACACCAGAAAGCCTAAGATTGATCATCAAAAAGTATGACTGGCAATTCTGCATACATCCTACATTATTCTAAGCCAGATGGCGGGTGGCAATGTGCTTCCCGCCATTATTTTTTTCTGTTATGAAAAAAGTGCTTTACACATTAAAAGGCTCTTTTTATAAGAGGGCATCAACCAAGGGGCCATGCCCCGCCATTATGGAGTGAGTTATGATAACTGATAATCTAACCGAAGAAGAACGGGTTCAGCGCCGCATAGAATTTTACAGGGAAGTCGCAAAAGGACTTGCTAAAAGGCTCAAGGCATATCCGCTGCAAGAGGATGTAGCTACACCGCACCCAGACGATTACGATGGCGGACGCTTTGATTATTATACATCACGGGGAGTTTCGAAATGAAGAAAATATCACCAGTTCAGTTTTGGCTGTTCGCAATTTGGCTCACCATAACAATCACTATGTTTCTTACAGAAAGGCCAGAGTGGTCATGATCAAAGCACAGCAAGCCGCGCCTATGGGACGCAAGCATCGCATATCTTCAGATAGCGCATGGCCTCTTAGGGGCTTAGATGGAAAGACTTTCGCGGAACGTCGCGCAGAGCGTGAAAAGGAACAAAGCAAATGAGCCGTCCAATGACCTATCCAATGGGAACTCTAGAAGTTGGAGAAGCTGGAACCATGCCAGCACCAAACAAGGGTGATCCAAAGCGCATTAGCCGCAACGTGAGCCAGTACGGAATCCGTAACGGCAAGTGCTTCAAGTGCCGCACTGTGGAAGGCGTCACGTTCATCACTAGGTTAGGATAGAACAATGATTAAAACACAACACTGCCCCAACTGCGAAGCCACCGAGCAAAAGCTTAGTGCCTTTAAGCAAGAGGTGAGCGATGCGGTAGCAAAGGCGATTGACCATATCAAAGATGGACGGTCTGCTTCTGCGGCAGGCGCTATAGGCGCTTTCGTTATACGCAAGCCCAAGCCTGACCCGCTGGTGGAGGTGTTGGGGGCAGTAGACGCAGACCGCCTCCGCGCTGCACTGAAAGCGCGTGGGCTGGAGATACGGGAAAAGGGGCAATGACCAACCCAATTCAAACTAAGCGTATTGAGATGGCTGACAAACGCAAAGGCAGAAGCTGCTTCTACTTTTCGGGGAGCAGGTCTGGCCGCATTTCGTGGGCTGACTGGTTTTATATACGGGAAAAGCGCAAATGACAGACGATGCAAAGAAGGAACGCGAGGCTGTGCTACTGCCATGCCCACTATGCAACGCCCCCGCTGACATTATTTTCAACAAGGTGGGTGGGGCGTTTTCGTCAGGTATGGAAACACCGCAGCCGTCCGCAGAATGCACCTCTTGCAAACTTCGCACCCCTATCTTTCGGTGCGACGATTGGCCATCCGGTAGAAAATCAGGAACACCCACACAAAAAGAAGCTGTGGCCGCAGTCACGGCGCTGTGGAACAACCGCCAACCCCAGACCGATGCGCTCAAGGTGGCGCGGGATGCTGCTATTGAGGAGTGCGCGCTGCTCGTCGAAGGTATGGGAACGAGCCACGATAGCCACGCTGGTGAACGCTTTGCCAAATCTATACGCGCACTAAAGGAAAGCAAATGACAGACGAATGGCGAGATATTTATATTGACCAATTAAATGCGCTTCATCAGGCTTGCTCTGATATGCTTGGCTATTTGTCCGACAATTCATGTAGCGACCCAGACTGCTGTGGTGGCCCATATTATGAAAAGGAAGATTTTGATCGTGGGCAAGATACCTTGCGGACGCTTGGTTTGCGCTTCGTTGAGTAAATCTAGTCTGCTTCAAGCATTTCGGTGGTTATCATAACCCTACCAACGGCTCCGTACTTTTTATGGTACGTTATTGCCCAGGCCGCTCGATCAGCAATCCAGCCACCACGCGCAGCATAAGCATCTCTAGCGGCAAGAGTAGGGTGTTGCACAACTGTCACACCATTATATTCTTTCTCGTCCCTGTGGTGGCGATGTCCACAGTGTATCTCACGCCTAGTAGTCCTGCCCCATTGCTGCGGGAACTGCGCCGCAAACAGAAGCGGTAGGCTCTCGTTCTTGACCTTATGACCATGATGGATGCCCAGCATAGTGCTGCCCCATTCAAACACATAGAATGGTAGGACGCTATCGTTGACAGTGACGCGGGGTTCTTCTTCGTAATGCACAGAAAACAAGTCAGCCAGCCACCCACTGCTTTCTTCGTCGTGATTACCTTCTGCTATAACCAAGTGGACTTCTTGATGGCGCAGCAAAGACATTGCGACCATTGATCGAATGACACGGATTGCAGACTTGCGTATCTTAGGAAAACGGCTGTCAGCATCCAGAACGTGCTTTGATGCTGGTGTTACTGGTGTCTTGCCATCCGTATGCAGAAAGTCGCCCTGGATGTTAATAACTGCAGTGTGAGCCTTTGGGCTTTGTTCTATCATTTGTTGCAGTGCAGCAATGATGGTGCGCTCTGCGATAGATATGTTCCAATCGCTTCCGCCCTCTTGATGCCATGCCAGCATTCCAAGGTGGTAATCAGTGAACGTATAAAGGTTGCACAGATGCTCCTCAGAAGCCGCTGGAGCAACGATTGATACCACAGGCGGTATCTCGTCCTTAAAGCCCTCTACTGCCTCTCTCATGGCATCCACAAGAGCCTCATGGCTAAGTGATGCCTTTACCCATTGCCCCGCTGGTTTGCCTTCAGCGTTGTAGTAGGTGCTGACGCCTTTAGCGATATAGCCATCAGGAACAGGTCGAGTGAAGTCATGCTCAGGCGAATAGCCGAATTTTGCAGCCTTGCGCTTTACAGCAAGATAAGTCTCGCTTGCGCCGCCAATGTTCATGCCTAATTCAGTGGCCGCTGCCCTAGCACTTCCAAGGCGCTCTATGGCCTCAAGAATTTGCTTCTGACGAAGCGTGCAATACCTGTACAGATTTTCGTCTATCGTTATGGTCGATGGCATTTACTTGCCTTTCGGACAATCATCCTCGCATAGACAAACAAAGACGCCATTGTGTAGCTCTATCTCCGCCACAGTTTCAGGCGTGTCTTGCTTTGCGTCATAGCTGATGGGTTTCGCAATAGCGCAATAGCTATTTACGGGAACGGTCGAAACGGTCGCGCAGCCGCTCAGTGCGCTCAGGATCAGGAATAATGATGGCTGCTTCACCCAATGCAATTTGCTCATTGATGGCCTCATTTATTTCCTTGACAGTTTCCTGGCGACCTTGCCGCTTCCAACGATGCTCTGTCCAAAATCCCAACAATTTGTTGAGAACACCCAGCAAGGTCGCCAAGAATTGCATTATCCAGCTAGATATTGCGCTAGTGCTGTTGCTACCGCGCCGATAATGGCAAGCACACCAGCAAGTTTGGCTTTCCAACCAATTGCAGGCTTTGAATCAGATTCCATAGGCAGAATTTTGCCTGCGGCTTGCTTGACAATTAGTTTTTCAGCTTCTTTCTTCAATACGCTTTTCAAGTCCATTGTCATTCTCCTTAAAGCCAAGAAGCATATTTCTTGGTTTTCAGTTTACGGTCATCGAGGCCATGTGTACCACCATTGATCCGTTTTGTCAGCGCAAGGATTGCAGCATCATTGATGCCTTGGTCACAGATGCCCCATAGTTTGTTACGATCGAAGAACCACAAGGCGCTTTCAATAGCTAATTCACCAGCGACCAGATCAGGATTGTCCATGATGTCTGGGCGATTGATGTACTGCGACAAAGCTTTGTAGTTGTCATGCCCAGTAAGCTGGAGGAATCCGCGACCACGAAACTTCCAGCCATCGCCGCTGCTCTCTGGGCCATTGCCCATGCGGTTAGCATACACGCGGTTAGCAATCTTTTCAGGCTTACGCTCATAGGCACTAGCTAGCGCGTCAGTCGGGAAATACTTTCTAAAGATTCCACGCAAACCTTTTGCGCCATAGTTCAGATTCTCGCTGGTGGCTTTCCAGTTACCGCTTTCATGAGCGCACTGTGCAAAGAAGTGAGCCGCACGATTCTTGTTCAGCTTGTAATGCGCTGCCGCAGCTTTGAGTGTGCCAGGGCCAAACGCGCCATCAGCCGTTACGCCAATCTTAGCTTGAAGTTTTGCAAGGCTCATTTGCCTGCACTCCGCCAATCTGGAAAGTCATCCGCGTCAACCACGCCGTCGCCGTTGAGGTCGTAGCGCAGATCGTTGCGATACTTTTCCCAAGGCTCTAGCTCATCATCGTCATCATCTTCAGGCTCGTCGATAAAGACTGTGCCTTGTGGATCGTCATATAGCTTTGGTTCAAGCGGCGCTTCTGGCTCTGGCTCTGGTTCTTTGTCACGCGCATTGGCGTTAAGGCTTAGGCCACCAAGCAAGCCGACAAACGCACCTATAATCGTCTGGAAGGCAGGGTTAATCATTTCAAGGATGGCTGCGCTTTCGATGACATCGTTAGGCATGAACAGCCCAACAGCCAGTGTCAGCACAACGACAAGGATAACTGCTGACAGCGTGACGATCGCCACGCGCACCACAAACTCAACGGTGTCATTCACGCCATCGCTTTTGCTTTCAAAACTATTCAGGAAGCTCATTATCTTCTCCTTCGTCTGGCTTCTTGGGTTTAATAGAGCCGCTGCCCTGCCCCGCCATCAGTCCTGCCAATGCCCCAACAATAAACGTAGCTATGGGGTTAATCAGCTTAAAAAACTCAGCGTCATTCGGGGACTGCCCCTCCATTGGCTGCGATACAAATATCAGCGAATATAGCACAGTTGCCACGATAAACATTAACGTGAACGACAGAACAACGCCGACGATGAAACGCAGCAGCTCCTCTGGCGACCAGTATTTAACCTTCTTCGACAACTTCTTCACCCGTATCAATCAGCCATTCGGTGCAGTAGCCCATAGCTACACATTTGGGTTTCTTGCAAATGTCCTCCTGCCAGTTAGCAGGGTCTTGGCAGTCATAGCGGTAGCGATCTTCACAAGCAGCAAGCACTAGCAAAGACGCAACGATTGCGGCACGCAGAAAACGCATACGCCCTCCTTAGCCGCCCTTTTGCAGCACGCTTACTAGTATGCCAATCAGCAATACAATAATTGTGCCGCAAGCAGATATGCCAAGGCTTTCGATTCGCTTCATCCGCGCACAGATACTCTCGTATCGAAATGCACAGACTTGTTCGTGCGTGTTAAGCTGCGCCTGTGTTTCGTCAATGCTAGCCATTTGATCTCACCAATTTGGTTGCAGTGATTAAGCTTCTGCTTCTGGCAGTGCTGCTGGTGCGTTCTTAGCTTGCTCTGCGGCATACGCAGCTACTACGTCAGCAGTATGCGTTGCAGCGCATATTGCCTGCACGCGAGCATCTTCTGCGCTGTAGTCATCGCCGGGGGCGACAACGTGACGGTGGAATGTGCCGCTGATCTGTTCGCCGTCTTCGAGGATGGCGGTCTTAGTGCGTACTTGCACTGTGCCGTTCTCAAGAACTTCGATGTTATCGACTACTACGTTTTTCTCTAAAGCCATTTTTATTCTCCTGTTTCCAGACCAGCTATCCCGCTGGACATTAGGTTAACCGATAAACATTACCGTAAATACATAACTGCCGCCAAGACGATTTTTGACGTTCAAGATGCCGCTGTTGTACCAAAGGTTGATTTTTCCATCTACGTCAGGGTTCGACCCTGTTGTGGAGACTTGGAACACGTTTGAGCCGTGCGCGGCTATAGTGTGTATCTGATTGCTTCCAGTGGCAAATACGCCTTGCGACGTATAATCAAAACTGGCGCTCATGCAGAATAAACCACGGCTGGTAAAAAAGAACCTTGCGTCAAAAGCGTGGGAAGCATCGTCCGCTAACGATACGGATTGAACCGACGCTGCTCCGCCAGCGTTCCCAAATGGATCAGCAAGTGCGCCACCCGCTAACATAGGAGCTTTGTCTGTATCCGAACTGACTGCGTATGAAGCAGTGAACCCTTGGTTCATGCCACCCAGCAAAATTCCACCATAAACAACAGGTGTAAAAGTGCTAGATAACACAAAAGGTTTAATGTTTGCTGGCGTTGCAACACCGTCGATGTTGACGACATTCGTGGCTACAATATCAAAATTGATGTCCGCTGAGTTCGTTGTCACCGCGCAATAGTTTAGTTTTGGCACAACGATATTGTCCATGCGGAGCGTGCCGTAAGTCGTAGCTTCGTATCCTATATTCACAATAGCATCGACAGTCTGCGCGTTTACCGAAACGTTGCTGACAGTAATCAGAGGCCTTACAGGTGTTGCCACCCCTGCGCCGACAGTTGCCTGCACAATCGAGTCTATCTCTCCGCCAGTAGCAATAGAGTTAAAAACTTGGAGGCCATTAACGATGGCGGAGCCAGTGTCTTCAGTGTAATCGCTGCCTTGGTAAAACCCAACTAGGACAATGGACGTTTGGAGCGGCGATACGCCACCATAAGGGCTGTATATGAACTGACAGTTTGACACAAAGCCAACGCCGTATTGAAAGTTAATTTCAACGCTGCCGCCAAATATTGTGTAGTCCGCATCGCGCACAATAGTTTCATCGCTAACAGTGCCAATAGCCTGAATTTTTATGGCCCTGCCGCGACAGTTGCGGTATGTGTTGGCGTAAGAATTAACGGTCGAAGGTGCGTATTGACCACCAAAGTTTGTCGGATCAGGCGCGAAAAACTTGAACCCGTCATAGTCTACGTTATTTGCAGAACCGACAGCATCGCCGCCTGTTATGTCTACGTAAGCGTTTCCATAATGGATGCACTCACGAACAAACTTTGTCGCGTCATAGTTTGTTACCGAAATACCTTCAGTCCCTGAAGACCCCGGTGTGCCTGTGCCAGCAGCGCGTGTAATCTTCCGAACGCGGTTATTAGATATGGTAACAAGCTGGAATGACCCAGAAATAAACGCGCCTTGGTTCCATATCCCCGCGACATTCATGCGGAACTGGAAGAATGTGCAAGCGTTGACCGTGCAATTTGGAAGTGTATTCAACACAACAGCGGCGGTGTTATAGACGCGCAATCCAGATGCAATCTTGTCAGCGCCATCAAACGACAACCCGTCAACCGTGAATGAATAGCCAGCAGTTTCAACCGTCATAAGCGGCAGGGTGTTATTGGTTGCTCCGGTATACAAGATTTTTCCGGGGCCGTGAAAAACAACGCTTGAAACAAGGGTGGCGCTTAAATTTGACGCCAGCGCATAAGTCCCTGACGGAACATATACTTCGCCGGCGCCAGATTGTAATGCTGCAACAAATGCTGCCGTGCTGTCCGTTGCCCCATCACCAACAGCGCCAAAATCCAGCACGTTTGCTGGAGCGCCATCGATCATCGAATATGTGGCTTTCGTCAGGCTCATTTTATGTACCTTTTATCAAACAAAATATGTGATGGTAAAACTTATGCCTGCCGCTGGTGTTATAGCTGTCATCGCATATACTTGAACATTAAAGGCAAGCACAACAGAACCTTGGTTTACGTTTCCAGTTCCGGCTGCTCCTTCGCCCGTGGTGCTTACCGTAAAAGGTAAGTTTGAAACAATTATACCCCCAGACGTTACAGAGATTGAAGTTGCTCCAGATACGCTACCCCTTACGGTTACAGCGCGGCCAATTTTTGTATATGTTCCGCTTGAACTGAACGCACCAACAACAGTTAGCCCCGGCCCTTGGTTTGGTGTCCAAGTGCCTTCTTCATAGTCATTCAGCAATTCGCTGGTCATGCCAGCCCCATGCGTAGACGCGCTGAAGTCGATACCTTTGCCAGCAGTGCCAATTACGAGGTTACCCGCAGAAACAGTGACATTTCCGCCAGAGGCAAAATACATACGATATGTTGCCGCGCTACCTGCGGAAATATACAAATCGGTACTATTGTTGGGTGACCCCATATACCAGTTTTCATAGCCTGTACGGAGAAACTGAATGTTGGGGCTAGCAGCGGCTGCAATTAGCCTTAAGTTAGACCCAACCGCGCCAGTTCCTGTAGAGGTAATATTTCCCGTAGCCGCAATGGATGATGTTTCTAAACCTGAAGCAACTATACGCAGGCGCTCCGTCCCGCCTTGGCTAAACGCAATTAAGTCCGCCCCCGGCGACCACATACCTGTATTGGTGTCACCAGTAAATGTGTAAGAAGGTAACGCTGCCGTGCCTAAGCCGTTGGCTACGCTGCTAGAGCTTACAGATCGCCCCGCCGTAAGATCGGCAACCGAAACCTTGACGGTGCTACCTCCCTGCACAATCGGTAAAACTTCCGTCCCCGCTAAGGGGGTAGCAGATGCGGTTAATGCAGAAATTTTCTTGTCGGCCATTTATTAAAATCCTTTATAGATTGCCAGTACTTACCCATGTTCCGGGGGTTCCCGCTACCGTACACATCCAACCTTTAGGTTGACCAACCGCAGGTGTGCTGTTCGCAGACTGATCTCCGACATCCCATGCGCCCGTTGCGGGAGCAGCAGTAGTTTGCCATGTGAACTTATCACCTAGTCGAGTCACAATTCGTCCAACAGTAGCGCCGCCCAGAGCAGCTCCTGACACTTGTGTCGTGACATTAATGAAGCGGTTGTCTACAAGCGGGATAGTGTGGTTTCCAGTAGTTCCCGAAATCATAAACCCAGTGTTGCAATCGCGGAACGTATTGCGTTCGTATATATAGTTAGGTGATCGTCCGGTAGTATAATATTGGGCTGCATAGAAGCCGTAGTAGAAATTATCTATTTCGTTATCAATTATGCGGGCATTTTCAGTTTGCGATGAAATTCTAATTCCGGCGTTTTGATCGCTCACCGTTGTGTTGTCATTTCCAGTAATCCGATTTCCTTTGACAACCAAAGTGCGCGTTGAAGCCTGCATATCTATTGCAATACCGGTAACGGCGCTACCAGACGTGCGAACAATACGATTACGAACAATGTTATGCCCTGCAATGTTTGCGTTTCCAGCATTTGGGACCACACTAATGTCATTACCGACATTGCTCAAGAATGTGTTGTCCGCAACTTCTACAAAAGCACTGTTGGTCGTAAGCACTAAGCCTTTGCCAAGTGACCCTTGGACAGTGTTGCTGCGTATTGACGCGGAGATAACAGGAGCAGTAGTAGCATTAACAGTGATGCCGCCTGTGTTTACGTTTGTATTTTGAAAGCGCGATATATAATTTCCGACAACTTCTTCGTAGCCAGACTGGACAAAATAGATTCCGCCAGAAAGAGTATTGGCCGTGTCATAGCCGTTTAGATCGCAAATGTTATTAGCAATGATAACGGGACCAGACGAAACGCCTTGCTTATAAATGCCTGTCCAGCGTGTGTTGCGGCAAACATTTCCTGACACAACGGTGCGGGGGCCGGAAACTGTGCTTGAGTTATAACCGATAACAATCCCATGCCGCCTGTTTCCGCCGGTTGCGGCCAACGCCCACGTCCCTGTTTCCGTGCAGGTTGTAGTGTCAAGCGTTACACAAGTATTGTTGGATACCAAAATGTCGCCGTCATACCCAAGAGCGTCAATAAAAATGCCTTGGCTGTTATTAGACAGGCAGAAATTGCCGTCTATGATGTGGCGTTCCGATGCTCCTGATGAGTAGAGCAAAATATCGGCGGCTGAAGCTGCGGGGCCAGCGCCTGACGTATATTTTCCGCCATATATGCGGTTGCCGCGGACTACGCTGTTTTGAACATTGCGGATGTGAACGCCGACGCCGCCGAGATCGCCTAGTTCTAGAAAGCAATCCAAAACAGACAGGTTATTTACAGCGGACGCATATACGCAGTTTACAAAATCAGTATCATTGCCGTCCGCGACTTTCAGACGAAGCGCGCGAAATGTATTGCTGTTGCCAGCAATAAACACGTCTTTGTTTAGTGTAACTTGCTGGATAAGACTATCCCAGCCATCGCCATAAACCGTGACGCCGTTTGGTACGGTTATGTCGTCAGTAATTTTGTAATATGTTGTTGTCGCAGGGACATATACAGCCGCCACGCCGTTGTTAACCGCAGCTTGAATAGCTACCGTGTCATCTGTTACACCATCACCAACAGCACCGAAGTCCTTGACCGAAACATATTGCTCCAGTTTGGTCTGAACAGTCTGTAGTGTCGCTCCAGCGGCAGTCAGGGTGTAACTGATGTCATTGGCATTACCACTGTTAATGATGCCCGTTTCGTTCGTCATAATCTCAATGCTGGAACTCAGCGGTGGAGCAATTGAGAACGTAATGGTGTTGCCAGATAGGGTATAGCTATCCTTTTCCTGATAGACGCCATTGATAAAGATATTGGTTGCTAGGATAGTGCTAGGCGATGCCGATAGAACGAAGGCCACTTGAACACCATTACCAACAAAGTCGTTTTTGACAACAGACGCAGAGACAGCAGCAGGATCGAAGCCATAGCCTACAGGACTGTAGAGAACGAACTCCTCACGCTTGTTGCGGATTGTAATTGAGAACTCGCCACCAGTGTAAAGCAGTGCAGGCGTGCCGTTACGATAGGCATAGCCGTTGCTTGTGCGGATTGGCTGAGTAGCTGGAATGGTAAGGTTAGCGTCCCAAAATACCTGAATCGGATTCTGTTCAGGGTCTTGGTTAATCTCACCGATATACAGGTAGCCGTCATCCAGCGGCGTGCCGTCTAGATCAGTGAATATTGGGTAAGGGCCAGTAACTTGAGTAAGTGCCATTAGAACTTAATCCCTTGCGTCGTTAGGCTTATAGCCGAAATTATGTTGCAGCGAAAGGTCATTGTGGCATTTCTACTGTTGGCGCACCGGATGGTGATTCAGGCTGTTGCTGCCCATCCATTTGCGGAGCTGCTGCGCTCAATGTAGAATTTAACCAAACCTTTGGATCATCGCTGATTCCAAATGCTTTTGCGTATGAACGGAAGCGTTGGTTCATTGATAATTTATTTACAGCAGCTTTAGATGGAGCGCCTTGTGATGCGCTTTGCTCTAAGGCGTCCAAAAATGCTGGGTCTTTAAAGAGCTGTTGTGCGGCATCTAATTTATTTTTGCCAAGCTTGCTCATCCAATCAATTATGTCTGGAACAAACATATTAACCCCAGGAGTGCTTCCAGCAACAAATCCAACGCCACGTTTTACCATACTTGAATTGAGGAAGTTTTGCAGCTTTCCTTGCGCCGCAAGTGACTTACGCAGCGTGGCTTGTGTTGTTGCTCCAGTTCCCAAGCCTGAGACTGATCTAGCCTCAGTCATTCTTTTGGAAACGGTCAACAATGAATTCATGGCCTTTACCCAGTCAGGCCCCATCTCTTTAGCAATCTGCCCAAAGACTTCAGGATTGGCGCGTAATGCAGGGTAAAAATCACGGAACTCTGCAAAGCCAAATCCTTGCGACGCCTTAGAACGTGTTGCTGATGCAATCGCGGTAGCCAAAGCTTCCTTGCGATATTCCTCAGGAACAGTTTTCATCAATTTATTGAATTTGCGTGCGCCACCCGTTTTGGATTCGCTTATCGCGCCAAGAAGAAGTGAATTTAAATCGCCCTCAAGGTCACGCCCAAAAGCCGAAACCATACGCTTGCCCAAAGCTGATTGCTTTGCATACAACAAGTTTGCAGCACGCAGATTCCGGCGCGTTTCTTCGCCTGCAATGCGCTCAACATTGTCTAATTGATCTTTTGCAAGAGCACCCTCAAGACGCGTCAATGAAGCCTCATCCAGTGAACCATAAGGGCTTTCTTTACCTTCTTTGGCTCTTCGAATAAGGTTCTTTTCCCGTATCAATCGACCATAGGTAATGTCGCCTGCACCAGCTTCGCCAGTTTGGAAAAGGTCAAGCAGCTTTTTTTCCTGCTGATTCAAACCACCTTCGCCAACTTCTGCCACAACATCTTGCAAGGTTGTAAATAAATTATCGAGATTAACAGGGACGTTTGCAGAAACGCCTTCATCAACCTTTTTATACAACGCTGAAGCTTGGCTCTTCAAAGCATTTTTAGATTGCTCAAGACCAGTTTTGATTTTCTGAGAAACCGCTCCAGTTGCTGGAACGCCCTCAATAAACAAAGCATCAAACTGCTGCGAAATATTATCCGCGTTATCAATAGCGTTGCGAAGGGTAACGTCCCATTCACCCTGTGCAGGGGTTCCAAATTGCGAACGCTCTAACCCAAGTGCGGCCCTGATCTGGGGGTTGTCAGCATACACATCGATCGGAAGCTCAAAGCCTAAGCTTTCAGCAGCAGCTTTAGCTTCAGGATTGATTTCGGCTAACTCAATGATTTTTTGCTGTGCCGCTTTACCCTGAGCACCTTTTTTGGTTGCTGTGGAAATGAGGTTATCAAGTTCTTCTGTAGGAATAAAGCGAGATGGCGCAGCGGCTTCAGTAACAACTTCTTCTGCAACTCCAGCTACTGGTGCTGCCATTGGTGCAGCTTGTGTAGGCATAATGGGAGCTTCAGGGACTATTGCAGCAGGAGAAGGCATTCCCATTCCAGATGGCACTTCTGGAGCCGATGGAACAGGTATAGCTTCTGGCAATGCTCCGGCTGGGCCTCTACGCAAATTGCGAACACCAGAAACAACAAGAGGAATAGCTTCTGCAAGAAGTTGACCGCCAGCGCCACCAGCACCAGCAAGAGCAATTTCGCTAGGGTCAAATGTACCGCCAGCAGCAGCTTGTGTTGCCTCAATACCAGCTTGCGTTAATGCAGCACCACCAGCAGCGCCTGCAACCGTCCTAGCGGCCCCAGCAGGCGTGAACGCAAAAATACCACCAGCAGCACGAGGAACATCGCTAAAGCGGAAGCCAGGTTTAATTCCGTACTCTTTACCATTTTGCGATCGAAGGATGTAGTTACCCTTGGCATCCTGACGCACTTCAACACCAGGATAATTGGCTTGAATAATCTTAACGGATTCTTCTGGGCTTGTGAACATTGTACCAAGAGCAGTTCCCGCACTAGCAAGAGAAAGCTCATTTAGCTCAGGCATGGTTGTCCAGTCAGGAGCAGCCTCAATCTCAGGCGTGCTGCGTTCTGAGCCAGTTATCGTTTCAGCAACGCCTTCAAAAAAGCCCATGTCTTTTGTGACATCTTCCATTGGGGCGAGGTATGGAACGAACTGTAGTTGACGTTTGGTATCTTCTTGAAGCTTTGCGATAGTTTCAGGCGTTAATGCTGAACCGACATTTCTCATTGAAATGGCGCTTAGTTCTTCAATGGATTTACCGCTTTGCCACGCCGCCTGCAATTCTCTTGCATTTCGAAGATCTCTGTCCGCAACAACACGTTCACCTGGACGCGCTGCCGCTAAACCAGCTACAGGAGCCTCAGCCGCCCCCGCTGCAGGTGGAATGATTGGATTTCCCTGAGCATCAATAAACCCAAGGCTCTGCAAATTCTTATTAGCCTGCTCAAGACCATAAGGCCCAGCCGCGCTACCAAGTCCAAGTATGCTTAAATCCCGCTGCCTTTTAAGAGTTTCCCGCTCTTTTGCATCAGCACCTGCACCTGGAAAAAATATAGATATTTGGTTTGTAATTTCCTCAGGCGTAATTGCTGCACCACTTTCACGACGCAATGTCGCCATGGCAAAATTCTTTGCAGCCGAACGATAAAGGCGACGGTCAGTATCAGAAAATCTATTAGCTAAACTAGTAGGAAGAACCTCTTGAGTAGCAAGTGCAATAAGATCATCAGGAGTTAAATTTAAACGCTCAAGCTCAATCTGCGAACTGCGTGCACGTTGATAAAAATCAAGAGCTTTAGACTGACCTTCTGTCAACTCTGCGGATGACTTTTTGAATTTTGCTTCTTCGCGCTCTTCCGAGCGTTTTTTGATGTCAAGCTCCTCTGCCTGACGCTCTTCCTCAGCTATTTCCGCTCGTGACTTGGGTATAACTACCCCTCTAGGCGCACTAGATGTGCCTTGCGGAGAAGCAACAGGAAGTTCCCAAGGATTAGTTTGCGCCATATTAATTTCCAATCACAACGTGCCAGTGAGGGCCAGTAGCAAATCTTGATGGGTTTTTCACCTCATCGCGTGCCTCAATAATTTTATAACCAGCATTTTTAATGCTAGAAATGTATTCCTTAAATGTCACACCAGGTATTGGAGCAATATCAACTGCTCCTTTCGTGCGAGCATGATATGACCTTGGATTCTTTTTCGACAACGGATCATTCGGCCCACGGTAGCCAGATGTTATCCTTGCATTAGGAAACAGTTCACCAATCACAGCAGGGCCATCAGCGAAAGCCACCAGACGGAGCGCCCGTCTGACCTCCTTTGGGCTTTCTCCAGCTATCTGGGCTTCCAGTTACTGGCCCACCTACATATTCTTGACCGTTTACAATATCGCCCACCTTTAAGTCAGCAGGGATGGCAGTGACATTACTGAAGACACGAGGCTTACCCGAAGGTGCAGCCTGACCGCCACCTTCCGGCGTACCGTAACGCGCAAGATAGTCCTGAAGCGTGCCAGTATATAACTCACCATCTGGAGTTTTTGCACCAGTTAAAAGAATTTGGCCCGCCTTATAAGCAATGTTACCAAGCAGTTCGCGTCCCTTGGCGCTATATGGGTCAATCCCAGCACCACGCATTGCGGCAGCGGCATCACCAAAGCCAGTCATCTTATTGGCTGCGTCAGGGTCAACAGCGCGAACCTGAAGATCAATAATACCTTGAGCCAAGCGTGGGTCGGCATTGGGATTGCCAACCATTGTAGCCAGGTCACGCAACTGCTTTTCTAAAACTGTGTCACCACTTTCTTTAGCAGCATCAGCGCGGGTATTAAGTTCTGAAACTGCGTTTTGAACATTGACTACCTCATTTGCATCTGGAGAAAGTCCGTAATATGCTTTGCGTGCAGTTTCGAGAAAGAAATTTCTTCGACCTTCGTCGAGACCTTTCCAATATGTTTGGATGGCATTAACATCGTCAGGTAGCTCTTGAATAGCTAAGTTACGCTGCTCAATCGTTGCTCCTGGTCCAAGAAGCGTTTTAAAGATAATGGCTTTCTTTGTAGCCTTATCAATTTCTGCCTGCACCTTTTCACGCTGCGCCTGCGCCTGTAAGCGCTGCGCCTCGACCTGCTGTTGCTGCTGGCCTAGTTGGACGGCTTTAAAAAACGTTTCTCCAGGAGATGGCGTTTTCAGAGTATAATCATAAGGTTGTACCATAAGTTACCTCAAAATCCTCTGCCGATTGCCAAGCCAGCGAACTGTGCTGGTAGCGATAGTGATTGCTGCCATGCGTTAGCAGCGCCTAGTTTTGCGCCAGCCCGTGCCGCTCCACCTTGAGCTAAAAGGTCTGCAATAGAACCAGCCGATTGCATACCAGCAGTTCCTACGCCAGCCGCTGATTGCTGACCAAGGGCTGTCAGCCCACCCAATCGACCATACTGTTGCTCAAGAAACTGATTTAACAATTGAGGACGAAACTGAGCTAGTGCGCCTTGAACATTGCCACCACGAAGTCCGCCAGTTGCCGATGCGTTCTGCAAAAGAGCTTCCTCTTGCTGCCGCGCCAAAGCTTGAAACGCTGGGCTTTGCTCTTGCTGCGCTACATATGCTTGCTGCGCTTCTGGGCCAGCAAGTCCCAATGCTGCCATCTGCGCCTGAAGAGCGGGGCCACCAGCAGATACATACGGCTGCAACAACCCACGCATTTCTTCACGAGCAGCTCGTGTTTCAGCGACACCAGCTTGGCTGGCATCATACTGTAGCTGCCCAGCGCTCTTTGCCGCTTTAGAGCCAACAGCACTACTAGCTATCGAAGTGCCACCTACAACAAGAGCCGTTACTGGATCAGGCATCAGACATTTCCTTCATATATTCCTCAAGGCTTTCGCCATAAAGCTTTAGCACAACGTGACCTATTTCCATTGCCGCTTGCGTGCCGTGAACCAACTGCACTGTAGCAAGAACAATATCATAATATCCAGCACGCCAAACAAAACTGGTAGCGCACGCATTCCCAGATAACTCAACAGTGTCAGACGCCTTCCACTTTAAAATTGCAGTGCTGACAAGGGGAAGCAATACTAAGGCGTTAACTTGATAGAATGAATTTGACGGCAATCCTACCAAAGCAGCCCAAATTGCCATGTCAGCATCGTCGCGGTCTATCTTGTCGCCATCAACAATGTCATCAAAAAGCTGAACAACTTGCCATAGGTCAATTAGCCACTCAACGGCATCTTCGGGCAAAGCTAATGCTTCCACAAAGTTCCGACGCAACCAGTATTCAGGCGTTCCGCTTTTAAGCATATTAAGCTCTCTGCTATTGAGCTACAGGCTGCTCTTAAACGCTCTGTAGCCAAACCATAACACAATCAATCTTCAAATTCAAACTCTCGTTCTTCCCACGCTTGACAAGCACGAAGATCATGACAAATAAAACTGAATTTGTGACAATAGCCACGGAATCCAGCGTCAACATCCCAATCGTTCCAAGGTATCTTGTCCATCTTGGCTTGTGTCAAGGTGCTGTTGTCGTAATATTCGCAGTTGGAGCAGCGGCGGCGACGAGCTTCTTCTTCGTCTACTTGCCACGCATTAGCTAGTGCTGACCAGTATTCAGGGTTAGCGCCACGCTCATTGCTGGGATTCTCAGGGCCAAGCATCCAGTCATCAATGACCATCTTGGTGTTTTTCTTGTTCTCAGCAGTCGTGATAAATGATTCGCTTTCACGAAGCCCACCGAAACCTTCGATAATAAATGCTGGCTTTTTCATTAGCTCACGAGCCTCCCAGATGCACGAATGTTGATGGCTGAAGCTGTGCCAGCAATCGTTGAAATGAACCCAGATGCTGGGAGAACGTGTCCGACTAATTCAGGAAACGTATAGGTTTCGGCTGGCTGAAGCGTTTTGGTCTTGACAATAAGGTTGTCGTTTCCTGTGCTTCCAGAAGGGGCAACAAGGTTTACGCTAATCGTCGCCGCGCTTGCGCTGTAATTAGTAGCCGTAAACTTATCGATGATCGTCTGCACGCCAGGGGACGTATATTGCGTTGTCTGGCTGTTCTCTGCTGTCTTAGCAGGAATGATGTTACTAATGGATACGGCCATATCTTATTCCTTAATACAGCAAGTTGTTAAACGAAGCGGCTTGCATTATAACCCAATTTGTGCCGTTTGACACTAGTGTTGCCCAATTACCAGAAACATTAGTCAAAATCGCTGTTCCTGCCGAGCCACCGCCTTGCGGAATTACGTTGCTGGAAGCCGAAACAAGGTTCTGATCTTGATTGTTCTGGAACGTAAGATAACGCCCAGGAAATGTCGCAGCGGACGGAAGTGTCACAGTGCAAGTCGATCCAGACTTGTTATTGATAATCCATGTCTCGCCAAGGCCTACCGTGAAGTCGGCTGTCTTGGTGACAGGGATTCCGCCACCGCCAGCAATAACAGAAGACGCAGGAACGTTTTCCCAACGCAACTGAGTGCTGTCATACTGAAGCAAGTCGCCATTCGCTAATCCAGTAATCTCAACGTTGCTGTCGGTAGCGCCAAGAGCGGAGCCAAATGTCGGACGCACAAACAAGATGCCGTTGGTTGCCGCATTAACAACAGACGCGACAATCACTTTAGGATTTGGCGCTGTAGGTACATTCTTGGTCAAACCGCCAGCAACGGCTGGGTTATAATATAGTATCTGCCCGTCAACCCAAGCTTCAACGCCGCCTGTTGTGTTGACGCCTTTTACTTCACCGAACCAAGTTACATATCCCCAGCCGTTGTTGGCTATGTTTTGTGTAGCTACACCCATGATGTATTCGCTTTGGGTGGACGTTAAGCCAGTAGCGGGAGCGGCACGCAGTCCGCCGGATGCCCCGACAGTGCCAGTAAACATTACGACTTGGCCTTCAGTGATAGCGGCTGAAGCCTTGACGCGGTAATATGTTTCTTCGCCAACGTGCTGGATGACTGCGCCACTATCTTCCATGACAATGTTGAGCGTCTTGATAGCGTCAGCATCATCCCAATAGACTGTTCCATTTGCAGCGGGGCCAGTAGGATAGCCGCTAGGCTGCGTGTTGAACTGAAGCCAAGGAATATTGTCCTGCTGAAGCGGGGCCATCGTGCCTAGTTCGGCGCGGGGTTGTACAGCAAAGCCCTGCGCTAGATTGTCAACCTTTGCATCGAGTGAGGCAACGCCAGAGTTGGCATCCGATGCCGTGTTGATTAGCGCAACAAGTTCAGCAAGCGCAACGATTTGAGCAAGAGCGTCATTAGCCGCCTGACCGGAATTGCCAGCAGCGAACTCAACGCCTGGGATAATATCGTTCGTATTTGAATCAACAGTCGCAAACAGCCTTTCGAACTGCTTTATCTGCTCATGATCCTGTAAGAAGGACGCAAGCTGATCGCGTGTTAGGCTTAGCCTTGTCCGCGTTGCCATTAGTACGCTAACGGCTCGATCGCCGCCTCTAGTCTAGCAAACGACATATGCGCGTCTGACGTTCCTTGGAATCGCTGTATGCGCCAGTTACGCATCCAACCCTGCTGGAACCACACCAAACGCTTTGCACGCTGTCCTGTCTTGCCAGCCTTGATAAACTTTTGCTGACTCCACGTTTCGCCATCAGTCGAATAGCTGGTGTTAATTGTTGGGTCGATACCATACGCAGCAGCACCAGTCAGGCCAACCAACTCAAGATTCTGAATGATTGCGCCACGACCTTCATTGTAAACAATCGTTGTGCCAAACTCCCAGCGTACCTTTTGCCCGTAATGGGTCGAGATGTTGCTGACCATATAGCCTACAGATGTATTTGTTGGGTCGCCTACCAGCCACTTGTCATAGCAATACACAAGGTTTTGTGCGCGATACTTTGAGAAATCCACCAAGCTGCTTGTCAGAGTAAACCAAACTGGCTGGCCCAAGTCCTGCGTTGCAGCAGCGTCAAATACAAGCGTGCGATCGGGCAAGTGAATATATAGATGCTCGTGCGCCTTATCGTTACGCGCCTCTAGCTTGACCGTAGACAGTTGTGCTTCAGTGAACTCAAGCAGGATTTGGTCTATCTCTTGCGTGCTAATCTTATTCGTTTTGGCATTACCGCCAAGATAAATGCCTGGGGCTTCATTGAATCCGCTACCAAGAAATGCGATGCTCTCTAGATAGACGCAGCAAGCATGAGTGCCGACAACACCCTTTTCAATCTGAGCGCCATCAATGCGCTGGAACGGGAATAGGTCACCGCCTACGTTGTCATAGACTTCAATGGTGTTCCGATTCAGCGCGTATATCTCATTGCGTAGCTTGAGCAGTGCGACAACGGGATCAGGGTCAATTTCAGACGAACCATACTTCAGGGGATTAACCTGCGTTGGGTCACTTAGTTCCGTGACAATAAGAAACTCACCATCAGTGGTCATGAAGTAGCCATCTACCCAAACCACATCCAGAACGATGCCAAGGTCAGGGTCGGTTACTTGCACAAGGCCAAGGCTAGGCGACCAGTAAAAAAGGTCTTCGTTAGATGCGATAGCCAAGCGATCAAAGCTGTAGTCCATCGTCACTAGTTGACCGTTGTTCCCAACGTCACCCAGAATCGTTACTGCACCTGTGATGGACACTGTGACAAGCTTAGAACCCATCACGCGATAGCAGACACCATTCCAGTTAATGCCGCCACGATCGATGCCAGGGCCAGTGCCGTTAGCCACCAAGCCATCAGCAGGACGCAAGAAGCCTTCGCTAATACCATTACTCTTTGGCACTGGAATCATATTGACAGGATAGGACGTACGAAAGTCCGGCCCATTGTCCGTGTAGATTCCATTGACTATCGGAATTTGAACCATGTTTTATCCGACAAAGTTAGAGGAGGATGTAGCCGCCATCCTCAAGTAATAGAAAGTCGCCGTTTTCCTGAAGCAAAGCGCCTAGCACTGGGCCACCGCCTGTATTGAAATAACGGAGGCGTGAGCGCAAACGCGTCAGCAGGAACATTAGAAGCCCTCGCCTGGAATGATGTGAAGCGAACCACCGCCAGCAGGGGCAATGTACGCAATCTTATCATAGTCGCGGTTCTTCGAGATTGTTACCTGACCATTAGGTGGAACCAGATAGTCAGCGGTAGTTGCTGCAACCGTGCCAGTGCCGACGCGAACAAAGCATTCAACCGAGTTACGGCTGGTGATGCAAAGCGTAAGCGTGTTGACGCCAATTTCAGTGCTTGCAGTCGTTGAGCCTGGGGTAACAGAAAAGCCACGGCCATAAGCTGGGGCAAAGGTTTCAATATCAGCCATAAATAAACTCCTTTAATTTCCTTAGCGTAAATTGCGCTATCTGTCACCACTTAGTCTTGTCAGCCCAATATGCCGCAGACATCTTGCCCTTGGCTATGTTCTTTGCGTGACGGGCCTTAAAGCTTGCACGCTTTTTCTTCATCGCTTCAGACTCGTCCTTCTTTGGCGATCCAGCGGTGTTAGCGCCTTGCTCTCCAAATCGAATAGTCTTGATTTTATCACCCACCTTGGCGACAACAACGTGCGACTTCTTCGGATGCGATGGTGTGCGCTTTGGCTTGTTATAGCCAGCAACGCCCACACGAGTAAGGCGAGAATCCTTTTTCATGTGAGCGCCTTTGCTATCTTACTTCTTTTTCTTCTTTGCTTTGGTCATCATCATTGACTTACCAGCCTTAGCTGGAGCCTTCTTCGACATTGACATAGCCTTTGAGCCGTAGCTCATCTTTCCGCCGCCCATTTTCATTTCAATTCTCCATTAACTAAGTTTAACTTATCCAACACGCCAGATAATGCCGTCGCTGAATACGGGGATTTGGTTCGATCCACCACCAGCAGCGGCAGCGTTGAAAGTTGTCGTGTTGCAGTTCGTGATGAATGCACGCGCACCAGCATTGCCAACAGCATTAGGAAGTTGGTCAAAGCGCACAGGGATTGTCTGAACCGAAGTACAAACAACAGCGCCAAAGTTTTGCTCAATAAACTGAGTGAATGTTGTGATCGAGGCACGACGCGAGTCGCCTTGATTTGGAACATAAAGGACGAGGTTGTCGCCCATTGAAAGCTGCGTGATAAGCGGAAGCTGATTGATAGTAGGCATTGATTAACTCCATTCAAGAGGGCCATCAGGCCCAGCATTTACAGGGTCATAAGGGCGATTGACGTAAGGGTTATCCCAACGCCAAGGCTTGTTGCCCTGACCGATTGGCATTGTTGAAGGCAACTGCTGTTCTAGCGGATAGGTTGCGCGTTGCAGCAAGACATTGAAAGCGCCCTTAGCTGATACCTTGGTGTCAGGAGCTACGGCCTTGCCGTACCCTGGGGCAATACGAATGGCTAGGTTTGTAATGATGGCTTCCCACGCGCTGTCAGGCACATTGGTTTGTTCGTCTAGATCGCTGTCTTGTGGACTGCTTGGCATTGCGTAGCCAAGGCGGATGCCCATTGCGTTCCATTCAGCAATCATGGAATCTAAGCGCCGCAAAGCAGCCTCTAGCTGTTCAGGCTGAAGGTCAAAGACGTAATCTGCCAAGCCTATTTCTTCAAAGGCTGACGTTACGAATTGGCGCTTTGTATATCCCATTTCAGACTTCCAATGCTGACGTTATACGTTCTGACAGCGTTATATCAGAAGTTCGCGCATTAAACGATACCCCTAATTCTTTCGCTTTAATTTCCAGTTCCTCACGGGTTGGGCCGGAGACTTCATCAATCTCAACAGCCTCAACCTTTGGCTTCAGTGGTTGCGCCGCAATCGCGGCATCTTCATAAGACGCAGACCAGCCTTTAGCGATCAATGCGTCGAAAGCTTCTTTATCCGCAGCGGGGCGAGTAGCATATGTGCCACCACGAGGCTTCTTAAATGGCCCAGGAACGCGATAAAGAATGGTTGGGAAGTCAGTCATTTCTTTTTGCCCTTCATTGGCTTTGCAGTCTTTGCTGATGCGATGAAGTCAGCCTTTGTCGGCGCTCCCTTGCTACCAGGCTTCTTCATGCGCTCTGGTGTCTTGCCAGCAGCCTTCTGCGCTTTTATGCGCTTACGCTTCGCATTGATATTTGCGTACAGGCCCATCTTCATTTCTTTGCCTTCCGCTTAGGAGCCTTCGATGGCTTCCCTGCTTTCATTGCTGCATCGCGTGCTACATTGAGCGCAATGGCAATGGCTTGCTTTCTGGGGCGACCAGCCTTTTCTTCCATCTTGATATTCTTGCCGATGCTTGCGCGGCTAAAACCTTTTTTCAATGGCATTGGTTCGCTCCTTGAAGAAAAGAGGGGGAAGCCGAAGCTCCCCCCATCCCTATTACGTTTGGTTGAAAAGCAGGATGCCTGCCATTTCTGGGTTCGTCATGACCACACCATACAGTGTGTCCAGCGTGTAAAGCGTCTGGAAGGTCAGTGGATCGAACTTCTTGGTCATGACCAATTCGATACCCTGATCTGTCGATGCACGAAGAACGTCAACGCCAGCGCCATCTGGAACAGCATAGCGACCTGGGAGGAGTTCGATCGAATCCTTGCGCCAGAATGGGTTGATGTTCGAAGCAGCAACGTTCAAGAAGTTGAGCGGAGCAGCCGAAGCAGCTGCAACCAATTCAACGTTCTTGTACTGCAATTCAGCATCAGTTGCTGGAGCAGTCGCTGCGATGATTGGAGGGCTGATTACCAACGTAGTGCCGCCAGCAGGGACGTCAATTACGCGGAAGGTCTTCAGTTCGCCAGTCGAACGCTTCGTGATGTGGTGGACTGCTTCGATGCCGTCGATGGTGAACGCGTCACCAGCAACAACGCCAGTTGACGATGAAACAGTTACAGTCTGGTAACGGTTGTCAACGTTTAGGATGCCGCCAGTGCTGGTCGTTGTCGCCTGTGGAACATACTGAGCTTGAGCGCCAGTGGTGTTGATGGTGACAGTTGCAGAGTTAGCAGCGCAACGGTTTGCATAGTCAAGCTTGTAGGTCTGGAAGCTTGCGACTTCACCGACGAACGAACGCTCATATGCGTTAGCCGACTTGTTACCAGTGAACGAACGAGTCGCTACTGCCAAGTTGCCAGCCATGCCGTTGTAATCGCGGCTCGACAAAGCGAGGTAACGATCGCCAGCCATAACACCCTGCTCGTTCATGATGCTGTCGCAAAGCGCGATGTCATCATAATCGCCAGCAGCAGTAGCTACGTCAACAACCAGCGTACCTTGAGCAGCAGCCAAATCCATAACGGAAAGGTTGATGTCAGAAGCAAGCTTTTGCTTTGCCGAATCGCCCAAGCGACCTTCCTGCAACGCATCACGCAGTTCCAGTGCGTTCATCTGCCAAGCAGAGCACTTGTTGAAACCGAGGGTCGATGGAACAGAAAGCTGAGTCATTGTCGAAACGTCGCTGGCGATTGATGTGCCAACAACGCGGTCGAACGACTGAGCGATGTAAGGTTGTGGACGCCAGATGGTGTCACGAGCGCGTTCCATCGTTACGCCATTGGTGTTGTATACGTTGATGTTCTTTGACAGGATCAAAGCATCGTTGAAGCCTTCGAGGATGTCCTCAAAAGCAACAATTTCTTCTTTTGAAAAAGCGTTAGCCATTATATTAACTCCGAAAAATTAGGTTTATTTCTTACGACGCTTGTATTCCATGACCTTTGACAAGTCTCCGGTCTTCAGAGCTTCAGCGCGTAAGCGTTCAAGTTGTGAATCAATGGAACCAGACACACGCCCACCGCTTGTGGTGATTGTACGTTCTGGCGCGGTTGCTGCCCTACGGTTAGTTACTTTCAACTGAGTCTCCAGTTTTGCTACCGCAAAGGCAAACTTCACGGGGTCGGTGATTGCTGCAAGTTCCTTTGCACGCTTGGCGCTTTTGCCAATTGCGTAGATAAGCAAAGCAGGGTTGTCAGAGCCTTGTAGAACTATCCCTTGTTGCGTTACGTCAAACGTATCTAAAGCCGTAGCTTCAGCTTCGTCATAGTCCCGCACCTTTAACGAGGCTCTCGCCTTCGCATAGGAATCAAGCTTGTCCTGCCATGCTTTAGACTCAGCATCTCGCTGCGCTGCAACATTGGCTTCGGCTGCATCGTATTCGCGTTTATGCTCATACCATTCAGCTAGCTTTTGTTCGTACTCGTCGGAATCATAGTCGCAACTTTCAAGCGTTGGCTTAGATACTAGTGCAACTGGCTTGGTCTCAGTTGCTGTCGTATTTAGCTTTGCTTCCAGTTCGCGTATCTTCCGCTCTTTTTCCCGATTTGATTTACGCAATTCACGCACCCAAGCAGGCGCACGAACTTCTTCATCTTGAGGTGGCGATTCCTCTCCGATAGATATTACGACTTCATCTTCGTCATCTTCGTCTTCTTGATCATCGTCGATGGCATTGGTCTCATCATCCGATTGCTCGTCAAAGTCTGTGTCGATGTCGATTGTTTCGATATTGTCGTTATTATCCAATTCTGCCGTTTTCATGTTTTAACCCCATTAACTCACCCTAATTGTGTGGAGGGTGGAACCACATTCGTACTGGGTCGCAATGCTTCCCCAATCTTTTCAGCAGTCTCAATTGCCGACTTGCGCTGGTCAATGTCGATGTTTGAGATGGTCTCTGCTGTCTTGGCCTTCGTTTCTTCCGAACGTGCCAATGTATATTCAGTGTTAGCTTGTGCTTGGATAGCTTGAGCCTGTGACTTAGCGGCTTCAGCAAGCAAGTAAGTGGTCTGTGCGTCTTGCTGCACGTTTGCTTGCGCTTCCATCATCTGCTGTTGTTCTTCTTCCGTTGGCTTCACAACGCCCATCTGGACTAGCTGCTTACGGAAGTATTCCTTGATGTCGCCAATGCCTTCACCTTCCATGTTCATGATAGCCATAGCTTGCAGAACCTGTTGGGTTGTTGGATCGGTGGTAACTTGCATCATGCCTGTAAGCGCACGCACTGTTGCATCGCGGCGGCTGCTAAACGATGGGCCAACGTCTACGGCAACATCAAACAAGGCATCGCCCAGGTTGTTCTCGTAAATCACTTCGCCTGTTTCTTCGTCGATCTGTGGCTTCATCAGTTCGATCGAACCAACTTCCTCCATAGAGCCAACAGTCTTCATCTTGCGCTTTTCTTCAACGTAGATGTCTTTCGCCATTGAAAGCCATATCTCACCACAGCGCCGCACAGCCTTAGCCATGTTGCTCATGTAGATGAACGTCTGCATATCAAGGCGTGTCTGGATTAGCTCAACAGCCTTGCCACTGATATTGCTAACCATCTTGTCTGATTGCTGGTTGTTACCCAGTATTTCAGCCATGTCTGATTCTGTAATCTGCAACAGCGCAGCCATCGCTGGTGGAATCTGTGGCGACTTGGTGTATGCAACAGGCCCAGAAGCTTGAGTCTCGCCATTAGGGCCTGTGATTGGATTGACCAGAAGATAAGGATAGTTGCGGAGGTTATCTTCAGCCCACATCACTTGGTGACCAGAAACTTGCTCAGGAAGCAGGATTGGCTTTTCAACAGAGGAAAGCGCACTGATCTCACCCAGCTTCGATAGCTGCATATTCTTCAGGCGCTGCGGGTCTTTCGCTAGGCGCACTTGGCCCATGCAACGCTCGACGTTATCAACAAACCAACGCTTGCCATAGACAGGAACGATCGGAATGTTCTTGCCAGCAATGTAGCCCATATCGTCAAGGATGCCACCACCGCTCATAATGTACTTGCGGACGCGCTTACGCTTAGTACGCTTCTGGCGCACTTCTACAGTGCCAATAGCAGCAAGCGTTTCCTCTAGCGTTTCGTCTGCGTCGAAGTCTGCTTGCGTGTAGCGTTCTTCCTCGCCTTGAATCGTCAGGAAGATACGGACTGTCTCACGCACTTCTTCAACGCGATAGTATTCAGCGACGAACACAACGTCAGGCGTATCCCAATCGAATTCGTATTGATGAATCTCTTTAGGCCATGTCGTTGGGTCATCATTCCATTCAGCTTTGTAAGCGTCATAGGTCATGGAATATAGAACGAAGCAATACTTAGCGTCGGCTTTGTCCTGGCGCTTAGAGTCAAGATCGAAGAACACAGAGCTATCAGCGTCATAGATTGGCTCTATGCGGATGCGCTGGCGTTCATCCTCGTCGTTCTCATCATCTTCATACGCAGTGCGTAAGCGCCATGCGCCAATGCCACCGCCAACAGCTTCCTCAAAAGCGTTGTCGTATGCTTCTTCTGCGCCGCTGTCCCGTTCGTCTGCACGATAAAGGCCATTGCAAGTCTCAGCTAGTTTTTCATCCGTGTCGCCATCTTTGCTTACAAAGTCTACAGCGATGCGGTTATTTCGATATTCGTTGATGATACGAATGACGCTAAGGTGAATCTTGTTTACCTCGAAGCGCGGCTTGTTTTCGTATTGCTCACCTAATGGGCCTTCCCATTGTGCGCCAGCGATTGAATAGAAACGTCTGTCCTGAAGGCACTGCAGGCGCTCATCACGGACTGAGGATTGAACACGATCGAACTCCGTCATCGCCTGTTGATGGATGTTCGCAAACCTTTGTTCTCTATTCAGTCGAGCCATTTACCACCTACTCACAGTTGCCAAAGGTTGCACATCGAAAGTCTTTGGAGGGACTGCTCGACGTATGGCCTCGCACGCATAACGTAGCGCATCTATAAGGTGATTATCACGATCCGCAAGGATTGGCAAGATTTGTCCTGTCAAGGGGTCAGTTTTATAACTATAGCACGTTAATTCGTCGATCGTGTGCTGGCAGCGAGGGTGGACAACGATGTCATATGACTTCAACCATTCGACGCCTTCCTCTACAGACTTAGGCCCTTTTACTGCAGCCATAATCTTTGGGAAGCCATGTTTACGCATATGGCTAATCGTTTCAGGTCTGGCGCTATCAGCAACGATGGGCCACTTCTCAGACTCAGGAATGGTGAAGAACAGGTCAGGCGTGTCCATAATCTCGCAGCCAACGCGATAGGCTTCGTGATCGACATAGATTGTGCGGCCAACAACATGGCAGCGGATTAGAACAGTCGGGTCAGATGCAAAGCCCCAGTCAGCGCCGAAGCGATGTGTTGCGTCCTCTGGCGTTTCAAAGTCTTCTATCTTCCAGTTGCGGAATACACGGGCTTCGCTGTTCGATGCGTAGCTTCCCAGCCAAACGTGCTTGTATTTGTCAGGGTCGCGCTCTCGATCGTATTCCATCTCCGCTTTAAGCACATCAGGGAACCAAGGATTGTCTCGATAGTTTACCTGAGAAACCACAGCATCAGGTGGTGGCGTTTCACCACGCAGCAACATATCGATCGGGTCACTGCTGTTCAATGGGTTCCATGTAAACCACAGTTCGCTGTCTGGCTTACGGATTGTCGGACGCAATAGATCGAGCGAGCGTTGCGATAGCGTCTGGGCTTCTTCTACCCAAGCGCAGTCGTAACCTTCCAGCGACTTGATTGAATCAGCAGTGTGGTTCTGCATCCCCTGGAAGATGATTAGGCCATCGCCATGCAGGGATTTTATCTGAGTCTCTTGAATCTCAAAGTAATCCTGAACGCCAAGTTGCTCAATCTTTATCTCAAGCAAACGCTTGACGGACTGCGATAGCGACTTCTGAATCTCACGAACGCAAACGGTTCTGCGCCGCTGATCCATAACGTGCGCTTCGATAACCATTTCAGCAAAGGCATGGCTCTTACCCGATCCACGACCACCATGTGCGCCTTTATAGCGGCTAGGCTTTAGGAATGGCTTGAACCATCGCGGTGTTTTAATCTTCAGCGTTGTCATCGATCACTTCACGCTGGATGTGTGTAACCAGATTGCCTGTGAGATTCAACTTGGATGGAGCGTCAAGGCCAATCATTGCGTTGATAGCTTTTACAGCGTTCACTTTGTCGCTTGGCTTTGCGTCAGAGTCCAATCCCTTGGCTATCGTAGACAGAACATCAAGGCTATCTGCCATCGTCCAAACAACACGTTCAGCAACGGCTGCTCGTAATTCAGCAACCCTTGTTGAAACGTCAGTATTACTCATTAGCTTTGATGCGTTAGCTTGGCACGTTTCAGGCTTAGTTGTCGGCTTAACGTCAAAGGCGGCTCTGTAAGCGTCTGCCTGTGTTTTACCTGATGCTACTTCGTGAGCGAATCGCTCTTGTTTTGGTGTTAACGCCATTTGTCTCAGCTTCCATAAAAGGTCTGGTGCTGCCAGTATAGAGACTATGGTTCATTAGGGCAAGGCTTGGATAAACATATCGCCTTGTCGCTGCGCTTTATCTAATCGTTCACAAGCAAGTTGGAAATAGGCTTCGTTCTGTTCAACGCCGATAAACTTGCGGCCTGCCATAACGGCGGCAACGCCTGTTGTTCCCGAACCCATAAATGGATCTAAAATTGTCTGCCCCGCATTTGTGAAGTCTGCAATTATTTCGGACATTAAGCGACGCGGCTTTTCAGTAGGATGCCTACCAGTGCGTTCAGCGTTGTTAACCAAGTGCGTATAAACACCACGCTTGCCACCAGCATTCCATTTAGCGTGGCCTGTACCTGCCCATGCACAAACAAAATTTTCAGCGCCTTGTGCTGGCCCCTGCCCATTAAGCTGTGGCGTAGAGTCTGGCTTTACCCAAACACAAGCTCGTTTGTATTTCATAGGGCTAGCATTAATGTGTTCAGCCCATTGCCATACTCCCTCAACAGTGCAGAAAGCAATAAACCATCCTTGGCAAATGTCAGATGACGTAGCTACAAAAGGCTCACGAATATCGTCAATTGCGTCAAAGTTTATTTCTTTTAATTCCGGCCCCGAGTCTTTCCGCAAATTGGAAAGATGAGCCTTAGCTGCGTGTAGTGATGCTTCATAAGGCGGATCACAGATAATGTGGTCAACAACGCCAATCTCTGGCATGATGTCCAAGCAGTTGCCAAAATAAAGCGTGGCGTTGCCAATGATGACAGGCTCAACCATTCTCTAACTCAATCAGCTTTGACAGATAGTGCTGCGCCTTCATTAAATCCTCAATGCCGTTCTTGTCACGATAGCGTGCAAGGTACTTTATGCAGTTCCCTTGCAGAAATCCTGAGAAAGCTTCTGCCGACATCCAGGACTCCATTGCTTGCCAGGGCTGAACGCTCTTTGAGGCGTAATGATTTCCACCTACTTGATGTGAATTAATATTCTCCATCATCTTCCTCCTCGTCGTAATCAAACGGATCATAGCCCTTCAGCATTGCATCTACTGCAACCATGATAGGCCCAGTGATACGCACCTTGCCAGCTTCCATCTTGCGAATGGTTGTGCCGCCATTGTCAGGCGATAGGCGGAGAGCGTCCGCCATCTCGTTTACGCTATAGCCCATGAACGCTCTGGCTAGTTTAAGCTTTGCTGGCGTCATGCTTCTTCCATCTCTGCTGCCGCTGCCATCTTCTGCAGTGAGTGAACAATGGTGCTGTGATCGCGGTTCATAATTCTTCCAATCTCTGTGGTTGAATAGCCCTTGCCTCTCATCCACACAA